CCCGAGCAAGCGCAGCAGATGGGCGGGCGCGCCGTGTTCGACCAGCTCTATCCTGAGCCTACGCGCATGGATGCTGGCGGCGCAGAAGTAGTGTTGCCGCAAGTAGAAGTATCTGCAAACGCAGACGGTCAGCTCAACCTCTCAATCACGCCTCCCGACATGGAAACCCGTGGCGCAATCGAGAAGCTGTTTCAGATGCCATCACCGGCAGGGTTCCCAGATAAAAACGAGCTTGGGCTTTACAGCCAGCTAGAGAAGGAGGTCATGACCATGAACCTCCCGAACTGGAAGCCGAACGCAAAGAAAGCCCTCACGCCAGAGGAGAAGTCTCGCCTCGATGAGCTGCGCGCCGCAAACATTACGTCCACTGCGGATGAGCGTTATGCTGAGTTTGAGAAGCTCGTGCAGCGTGAGCGCGAGGCACAGGGTCTCGCCTCTGGCGCAGAAGTGTGGAGCAAAATAAGCAGCCTTCCCGTCAAGAAGGAAGAGCTTGAGTGGTCTGGCATCGAAGATTTCCTTAAGGCTGGCGAGAAGTTCACACGCGAAGAGGTGCTGGATTATATTCGCGGCAACGGCATCAAAATCGAGCAAGTGACCGCTGACAAGGAAGAATCGGATAGGTCAAACAGCTTTAACTGGGAACAGGAAACAGTCGATGACCCAGATTATGTGAACTCGCGCGCCGAGGATTATCTGTCAGAATTTCGTGAAGATGCTGAGCAGATTGACACTGCGATGCGCGGAGTCATGGGCGGGGCTGAGGCTCTCTATGCAAAAGACTACACTGAGCAGGGCGGAAAGCTTGGTTTTGATTACAAATCAGATGATTATAAATTTGGCAGGCTGGTGAACGAACTCCTTGACGATGAAGGCTTCGTTGAGTGGATGAAAGATGAATACGCTGACCAAATTGACAGCAAGCTACAAGAATACGCTCAGGAACGCGCTCAGGAAGAGTATGACGAGAATCCATACTATCGCTGGTACGATGCTGATACCGGCTATGAGATTGTTGGCAACGATGACACTGGCTATGTCATCAAGCGCCCTAACGGTAAGCGCGTCGATGCTGAGATTTACAGCTTTAATGAAGCCGAGCTGCAAGCCGAAGAGGATGCGCGCGACCAAGGGTATTTTGAATCCCCTGATGATGAAACGGTTGCGAAGTGGTCGCAATACACCATGCGCGGTCGCAGCTCAAACTACCGTGAACTCAAACTAACACTGCCTGACATTGAGGGCGATTTCTACAATGAAACGCACTTCCCAGACCGCAATATCGTGGCGTTTCTGCGCGTAGATGATAGGGAATTTGTGATTGGGGATGCCGAGGCTGCCCTTGCTGCTCTGCCAGAAGAAGCGCCGGATGACTATCGGTTTTTCCCAAGTGATGCCGCTGCTTTTATTTCGATTGGAAGCATTAAAGAAAAACTAGCTGTGCAGCCGACAGAGGGCGAAGATGCTGATGTGACAGCGCGCCGCAAAGAGTTGCAGGCAAAATTTGCTGAATGGCTTGAAGAGGGGCAAAAGAAATGGGCTGAGGTCGGGCGCAAAAATTTGGCTACTGCATCCGCAATGAAGAAAGCCTATTTCATCGACGAGTTCCAGTCTGATTGGCATCAGGACGGTCGCCAGGAAGGTTACAAAACCGGCAAGGTTGATGCTGGCGAGTTGGAAAACCAACAGCTTGCGGCATCCAATAAAGCCAACGAGGTGTTTGCAAAGGTATTTGAAGGCCAGAACGAAGACGTGCTTGCGCTGCTCAGAAAATATATTGGAGAGCCATCCGCCGATGAGCCAAGAGCCGACCCCACACAATTTGCTGAGGTTACGGGCTATACTATGGGGATTCGCGCGCTACTCAAAGCCCGCGATGAACGGAAAACCTCAACCGACCCAGAGCTGCTATCGCTTTATGACCGCGTTGAGGCGATACCAGAGATTCAAGAAATCCTCAGCCTTGTTAATGAGGCGGCTGACCTAAAGGCACAGGTAAACGCAGAGCGTCATGGCGTTCCCGATGCGCCGTTCAAGGGCGATAGCTGGATTTCGCTTGGCTTGAAGCGTGCGCTTGTCGATGCAGCCGAGGGCGGATACGAAGCAATTGCGTGGCCGAATGCTGAAGTGCTGATGGATAGATGGAGTCCGAGGTATGAGAAATTGTACCGCACCCAGTATGACCAGAAGATGACATCCATCGTGAAAAAGCTCACCAAACAAGAGCCTAAAAAAGTGCCGCTTGATTCAGACGAGCCAGACGGTGAAGGCTACTGGATTATCCCGCTGTCGCCAGAGCTGCGCGGCAAGATTATGTCCGAAGGCTTTTCCCTTTTCCAAAAAGAGCGCGGCGCAATCACCTTCATGAAAAACGCTATGGGCGACATGCTCAAGCGCGTGGTGGTGACGTTCACCAAAAATGCAAACCTATCCACCGGCGCGCACGAGTTCGCGCATTTTGGCGTAGCGATGCACCGTAAATATGCCAAGCTCGCCCGCGACATGATTGCCAACGGCGAAGGCAACACCGACACCCAGCGCATTGTAGATGACTGGGATAAGCTCAAAAAAGCCGTTGGTGCTGACTCTGACAAGTTCACCGTTGAACAGGAAGAGAAAATTGCACGGATGTTTGAAGGATACCTCCGCACCGGCGAAGCGCCAAGCGAGGGACTGCGCGGTGTGTTTGCTCGTTTCCGCGAGTGGCTTGTCTCTATCTACAGCGATGTGCGCGTGGCTGGCATTGAGGTCAACCCAGAGGTTGCAGAGGTTTTTGACCGTTGGCTTGCTTCCGAGCAGGAGATTGAAGCGGTGCGTGAAAAGCATTCCCCGCTGAAAGAGCTGGCTGCGTCCATGAACCTTGAGGGAGATGTAGCGGCAAAGCTCGCTGCATACATTGATGATGTGAAAAGCGCAGGCGAAGAGAAGCTCTATCGCCAGATGATGAGGGAGCAGCGCAGGCAGGAAACCAAGGCATATAACCAAGAGTTTGAGCGCGAGCGCGTGAAAGTAGCCGAAGAGTTCAAGATGCGCCGCGAGTATAGCCTTCTTGATTACATGCGGAAAAACGGTCTGCGTTTAATTGCTGGGCCTGAGACCAACGGTTTGCCAGAAGACGTGGTGAGCGATTCTACTGGCGAAAATGTCGTCCATCCCGATATTGTCGCTGACCTCTATGGCTACGAGACTGGGCAGAAAATGCTGGCGGAATTGCGCGCAACCCCTGATTTTGATGGAGCAGTGAACCGCGAGACACGCAATCGCCTCAAAGAAAAATATCCCAACATGATTGAGGATGGGCGCGTCCACAGCGAGGCTATATCCGCCATCATGAACGATAAAGCACTGCTTGCGATTGACCTCATGGTCAAGGAGCTGGGCAAGGCGAAGGGTCAGACCAAGGGCATCAAGCTCTATGCAAAAGCCGTGGCGCAGCAACAGGTCATGAAGATGCTGGCAAAGGATGCTGGGCAAGCATTCCGCTTTGACGTGGCGCGGGATAAGGCATTGCGCGAGGCGTTGAAAGCAAGCCGCAAAGGGCAGCCAGAAATGGCAGTCAAGCACCTCTACAATGCAATGGTCAATCAGATGATTTACCGCAACCTCGAAGCATTTGCCGAGGCGAAGGAAAAAGCCGAGTCGCTATACAAAAAGGTTGATGCTGGCGATAAAGACCTCGCTAAACGCGCTAACATGGATTTCATCGGCGCGGCGCGCTACATCCTTTACAAGTACGGACTGGGCGGCGAGGACTTCGATGTCAAATCGTGGATGGAAGACCTCAATGACGGAGACCCGCTGCTTGCACAAGACATGGCAACGGCAATCGATGCAATCGAGGCTCCGCGCAAACCAGCTAAAGAGCTGACCATCTCGGAATACACCCAGATTTACAACGCAATTCAAAACATCTACCACGCGGCGCGCGGTCTCAGAGAGTTCGAGCGCAAGGAGAAAAAGGTCAACACCGAAGTGGTAGTTGCCGAGCTGCTCGACACCTTGGCGAAGCATGACCAGGTTGCGCTGCAAAACAGCACAAGGCTTACTGGTATCAATAAATTCCGCCGCAGCCTCAACTCAATCAAGGGCGCGCTACGGCGCGTTGAGCTTTGGTCAGAAGCCATTGATGGCGGCAAAGAAGGTGCATTCAAAAAATACCTGTGGAATCCCGTTGATGAAGCGGAAAACAAATACATTTCGGCGCGCAGGAAATGGCTAGGCGGCTATGTCGATATATTGAAAAAACATAGAAAAACCCTTGATGATGGCACAAAAATCAATACGGGCATGATGCGCGTTGATTCGCTCGGACGCAGCACGCCGCTGATATGGGAAGGCAAAAACGAGATGATTGGCTTCCTCCTACATACGGGGAATGCCTCAAACCTTGACAAGCTGCTCGGCGGGTACGGCATTACGCTTGATGCTTATCGACAATCAATTGCTGACCTTGAGGCTCGCGGGGTAATCACAAAGGATGACTGGGTGCTGGTGCAGGAGCTTTGGGATTATGTCGATGCGCTAAAAGCTGGCGCGCAGAAGGCGCACAAGCAGATTTATGGATACCGCTTTGAGGAGATAGAGGCGACCCCCGTTACGAGCAAGCACGGTGTATTCCGTGGTGGTTACTGGCCTGCGATTGCAGACCCAGACGCAGTGAATGATTCAAAGGCGATTGATGAGATTATTGCCAACACGCACCAGTACATGCTGGCAACCGTGAATAAGGGTATGCTCAAGAGCCGCGTGGAAAAATACAAAGCGCCTCTCAAAACTGACCTGCGGCTTGGCTCCCAGCACGTTGATAAAATGCTGCGGTTTATCCACCTCGAACCAGCGGCGCGGCAAGTGGCGCACATCATCAATAATCGTGACTTCCGCGAAAACCTTGCGGTGGTTGACCCAGAAGCCTACAGCTCAATGCTCCTGCCGTGGCTGCAACGATTCGCAGCGCAATCAACCGAGCCGAATAATGCGGCTGGCGACCGCTCGGCGCAGCTCGGCCGCAAATTGCTGAACTACACGCGCAGCGCGGCGATGAGGCAGCTCATGTTCTATAACCCCGTGGTGGCAGTGCAGAACGCCGCCAACATGCCCATCGTCGGACATCTGGTTGGATACCGAAACCTTGCCAAGGCATTCGCCAAGGTGAGCATGAATCCATCGATGATACGGCGCGTTGAAGAGGCATCGCTGATGATGCAGGAGCGTAATACGGTCGAAAGCCTTAAAATATCACAGGAGCTAAACCAGATTGCCGAGCGCAAGCGTTTCAGCAAACCCAAGGACTTCATGGTTAGAAACGGCATGATTCTCATGCGCGGGATGGATATGTACCTTAGCACGGTTTCATGGGTAGCCGCCTATGACAATGCAATTCAAGAAGGCGCGACAGACCAGAAGGCAATCGAGCAGGCTGATAGCGTGGTGCGGAAATCCCAAGCGGCGCGCGGCTCAAAAGACGTGGCAAAAATAGAAGCCTCGCATCCAATGGTTCAGTTTATGATGCCGTTCTATGGGTTTTTCAACGCGCAGCTTAACCTTCAGCAAACCGAGTTCGGCAATCTGATGAGAAAGTACGGATGGTCAGGCACTCCCAAAATGTTTATGGCGTACCTATCCCTGCTGCTTGCGCCTGCGCTGCTTGGGCAGCTTATCGCCGATGCGCTGCGCGACCGCCTTCCCGATGACGACGATGACGATGGCGAGGTGCTGGATGACTGGCTGGCATGGTCAACCATGACCCAGCTCAAATATATCAATGCGGAGATTCCCATCTTAGGGCAGGGCTTGAATGCCGCAGTCAATGCCTTCAATAACAATCCGATGGATGACCGCCTATCAATATCGCCAGCAATCTCAATGATTGAAACTGGCGTAAGGGCTGGCAAAAACTTAATGAGCGACCGCGATGTCGATGACAGCCGCCTAGTCATGGATGTGATGACCACGCTTGGCTTTGCCACGGGCGTACCGCTCGGACAGTTCGGAAAGCCTGTAGGATATTTGGTGAATGTGGAAGAAGGTGATCAACCAGAGGCTGATAACATATTGGAGTTTGGACAGGGTTTGATTGCTGGGCCAAAACCAGAGAGAAAATAACCTTGCGGCTTTTGGGGTTGCGCTGTATCATGCAGCCGCCAGAGGTAGCTGACTGCAAGAGGGTTGTATGACCGTAGCTGTTGCCCCGCGCAAAATACTGTTCCCGTCGATAAACGGCTCGACTGGCCCCTTTTCGTTCAGCTTTCGAACCATAGTCCTAAATGGCATACCTCAAATCAGGGTTGTCAGATACAGCTCAACTGGCGTTCCGACAACGCTTGTTCTCGGCATTGATTACACCTTTGTTGCTACCAATAACGGGCTGAACGGCGGCATTGTCACCCTACTTGTTGCCGGTACGTCTGGGCAGTCGCTGCTTATCAGCGGCAACACAACCCGCGACCAGCCGATTAAATACGCCAACCAAAGCCGATTTTTCCCAGAGGTTCACGAAACCAGCTATGACCAGCTTACGCTAATTGCACAAGAGCAGACGCAGGATATTGACCGCTCTATCAAAGTGCCTCTGGCTGATGTCTCGCCCGTAACAGAATTTCCGCTTGCCGCGCTTCGCGCCAATAAAGCCGCCATATTTGATGCCAGTGGCAACCTTACGGTTTCCGTTGATAATTACAACGACCAAGTTGTAAACGCTACGGCGCAGGCGGTGCTTGCGTCTCAGTGGGCAACGCTAACCACTGGCATAGTTGCTTCTACCGATTACTCCGCAAAAGCATGGGCGATTGGCGGTACGGGCGTAACGGGCGTATCGACAAGAGGCTCTGCGAAAGACTGGGCTATCAGCGCAACATCTCCTGACGGAAGCTCAAACCTATCTGCCAAGACCTACGCAACGAACGCAGCGGCAAGTGCGCTGGCGGCTCAAACATTCGCTGGCGGCACTAGGTATCTTTTCAGCACCACCACCACAATGGCTGACCCATCAAGCGGCAACTTGCGCTTCAATAACGCGACCGTTGCCTCTGTCACGCAGATTGCTATTTCGGAAACAAACGCAGACAGCAGTAACATAGCTGCTTTTATAAGCTCATTTGATGACGCAACAGCGGCGGTGCGTGGCTATTTGACAATTAGAAAAGATGCCTCAACATTCGCCATATTTGGCATTACCGGTAGTTCAGTAGATAACGGAACATGGCAGACGCTAAACGTCACACATATTGCCAGCAGCGGAACATTCCTAAACGGCGATACGCTTTCCATTGGATTTGCACAATCTGGTAACAATGGCTCTGGTACTGGTGATTTTAGCTCAAACACGGCTACATCTGTTGATGGTGAAGTCATGCTCTTCTCGGGTACGACCGGCAAGCTGGGCAGGCGTGCAACGGGTACGGGCTTTGTTCGCTCAACGGCTGGCGTATTTTCCACCCAAACCGATATATCCAATACCGACATCAATGCCGCCGCTGGCATCGTGCTATCAAAGCTCGCCACGCAGGCAGCTAATACAATTGTTGCCAACGTCACCGGCTCAACCGCCGTTCCCACGGCACAGTCGCTATCTGCTGTTCTTGACATGGTTGGCTCCGCGGCCAGAGGCGACATACTTTATCGCGGGGCTTCAACATGGACGCGACTCGGAGCCGGTACTTCAGGCAATTTTTTAAGAACAAATGGGGTTGGTGCTGACCCATCGTGGGCTGCGCCTGCAGACGCCGTTATTGTGGGTAGGGCTTATGCCGAGTATGCAACTTATGTGAATTTAACTACTGCAATTCCTGCAGATGACACTATACCGCAAAGCGGTGAAGGTACGCAAATTTTAAGCGTCACCATTACGCCAAAAACAACAACGAACAGACTCAGGGCAAGATTTCAAGCATGGGGCGGTTTTAATTCCGCTTCGGGCACATCAGTTGTCACAGCGGCATTATTTAGAAACAGTGAGTCTGGGGCTGCGGCTGCCTCTGGCGCTCTTTTCAACTCAGGGGCAGTCGCCGAACCTATCCTTTTGGAATTTGAGTGGGTGCCTGGTTCAACTTCACTACAAACAATCGCCATTAGGGTTGGCTCGGCAACAGGTTCAATTTTTCTAAACGGCAATTTTTCTACTGGAAGATTTTACGGCGGTGTGTCCCGCGCAACACTAGTCGTCGAGGAGATAACGGCATGACCTACGCTTTTATAAGCGCACAATACGCTAATCCAGATAATACCGCTGCGGTGGCTCTTACCCAAGAAGTTGGCTATGTAGCCATAAGCGCAGCCGATACCCCGCACGATTGGAGCGACCTACATGCGTGGGGGACACCAAGCCCCTATTCCGCTCCCGCCCTAACGCCACTGCCAACAAAAGCCGAGCTTCAGGCAGAGCTGGTTGCTTTACAAGCTAGGATTGATTTAATATCGGGGTAAAGAAGTGGAAGATACTGAAGCATACAGGCTAGCTCAAATGGCAATGTCAGAGGCGAGAGACGCAAAGCACATAGCTGATATCAGCGCGGTGTCCATTTCATCGCACGAGAAAATTTGCGCGGAGCGTTATGAGAAAATAAACAGCACCCTCAACACGATTCCCGCGCTTATTTCCTCAATAACCGAGCTTCGAGTGGAGCAGGCGCGCGCAATCTCAACCAACAAGATGTTTGCCTATGTAACCGCGATTGTCGGCTTCGTTTATGTTGTCGCACAAATTCTGGGGAAAATATGAAACTTGATATGCGAACAGAGACCAACCTAAAAGGGGTTCACCCAGACCTTGTAAAGGTCGTGCGGCGCGCGGCGCAGATAACGAAAACCCCCTTTACCGTCATTGAGGGCATGAGAACCAAAGCGCGCCAAGAGCAGCTTGTCAAAGCCGGCGCATCAAGAACCATGAACAGCCGACATTTGACCGGTCACGCAGTTGACCTGGCTGCGCTTGTCGGCGGCAGAATCCGTTGGGACTGGCCGCTCTACGCAAGTCTCGCGGATGCAATGAAAACAGCCGCTAAAGAGCTGGGTGTTGCGATTGTTTGGGGGGGTGACTGGCCGCGGTTCCGTGACGGGCCACACTTTGAGCTGGATAGAAAAATTTATTCATAGTAATGTGTTATCACAAGGGAGGGTTTTATGAACACCATAATCAGTTACCTAAGTCAGCAATCGACCTGGAAGGGTTTGATTGGTCTCGCAACCGCCGCAGGGCTGGTGCTTGACCCAGAGCAGGCTGCCGCAATCATTGCGGCTGGCATGGCTTTGGTTGGTCTCATCAACGTATTCCGTAACGAAAAGAAAGGGCAGTAATATGTTCGTAGCCGTAATCGCAGTTTTATTAATTGGCGGCGTCACTGGCGTTGCCATTGAAACCAATGTTCCCGCAGTCTCTGATTTCGGGGATAAATACCTTGCTGGCCCAGAAGTCGCCGGCGATAAAAAATAATGGGATGGGGTTCTTTCCTATCCGCCTTTTTCAAGGTGCTGTCCAACCTCTCGGAGTATCTGAGTCGTAGGCAGCTCCTTGAGGCGGGTAAAGACCAGTCTTCCAAAGAATCCCTTGAAGCAACGATTGCTAATATAGACAAAGCTGATGATGCTAAAAAAGAGCTTTCTGCCAATCCTAATGGCAAGTTTTCTGACAGCGTGCGCGACAAATACACCCGCCCAGACGAATGATTTTTGCAGGCTGTATCAGCCAATTTTTGACCACCGCAAAGACACCGAGAAAACCCGAACCCAGATTCGTGAGCGCAATGCTGTTTACGAATGCGTCTGTCTCGGGAACTGCCCAGAATAGTGCATTGACTGTAGGCGCAAAAAAGCATAGATTCTTATGCAAATAAGCGGGGTCTCTATGGCAGCCATACCAGTTAAAAATCTACCAAACAACAACAGCACCGTTGTGGTCAAACAATGGCTTGGCATATCTTCACCGGAAGATATTATTGAGTCTTTGGTTATGGCGAATCTCGCTGATGTCAGCCTGCAAATCGATGGTGATTTTGATGAGCTGACCAGAGTTGCTATTATTGGTTCCAATGACGGAACCGCGTATCACAAGCTATCAGACAAACAAGGAAACAAGCTGGTAATTAGCAAGCCAGGTATCTATTCTCTTGGCGACAATGTGGCTCTTTTGTCTGCCTTCCTGCTTGGTGCTGGCGAACTCACAAAAGTCAATATCACTCTACACGCACGGAGAATCGCATGAGCCAGCAATTATCACAGGCGGCAGCCGACTTGTTGAATTTAGCAAAGCCCTTCAAAGCCATCATCGCTCTGGCGGAAGCCGTTGAATCGCTTGATGGCTTGGACAATGTTGAGGCAACCAAACGCAGAGCCATAGCCGAGCTTGACAAGCAGATTGCCGAGAGGCGGGAAGGCGTTTCTGCTCTTGACTCGCAGGCTGAAGAGGCTAGGCAGCGCGCTGATGAGCTTATGACTATCATTGCTGAAAACAAAAAGGCTGCGGAACAAGAAGCTGAAGACATTATTGCGAAAGCGAATGCTCAGGCAGATGCAATTATTTCATCGGCTAAAGAAAATCTTGGCGAGCTTGAAAAGAAATCAGCCACGCTTGAAGATGAATGCAACAGCCTCACGTTAAAAAGACTTGAGCTTGAGAAGCAATACTTTGAAGCAGACACCGCTCTAAAAGCCAAAAAGGACGAAATCAGAGCTTTGGCAGGATAAGGGGTATGCTGTGGGCAAACAAATACCATCAGGCCCAGAAGTAGCCGCCAAGGTAGTATCTGGTCAATTCACCGCTACGGGTCGCTCTGGCAACGCAAACGCCGGTATCAACGCGGGACAAAATCCGCAGCCAGCCGTTTTCAAAGACGTGTTCAACGCCGCTCTATGGGGGACTTTTGTCGCCACGGTGCGCCTTGAAAAGAGCTTTGATGGCGGCACGACATGGCTGCCAGTATCAAAAGATGCCTCTGGGAGCGCGGCGAGCTACACGGCTCCCTGTGCGCTTGGCGTTTATGAGCCTGAGCATAACGTGATTTACAGCTGGAACTGCACGTCTTACATCAGCGGAACCATCAATTATCGGATTTCTCAATGATTCTGCCGCTGATAATCAACAAATCAGACCTTGCGCCAATAAATCTTGCCACACAGGTTATAGGTGATCTTCCGTTCACCAACATCCAGCAGATCGCCACTGCTCGATTTATTGGCAGGAACTCGGCGGGAATTGGTGACATCGAAGAACTGACAGCAGACACCGCCAGAACCATGCTTGGTTATGAACTTGGCGTTGCGACCAATGAAGTCATTGTGTCGCAGCCGGTTGCTGCATTTACGAATTTCACACAAAACATTCCGCTTACTAGCGGCACATGGACAAACGGCAAGATGGTGGTGCTGGATACGACTGCCGGTGGCTCAGGATCGGGCGCAATCATTCACTTCACTGATGTTACCTCGCAATCATCGGGCGTTAGCGGGTCTATTTTTTATAATACCTACCTGATCACGACAATTAACACCTTAATTACCGCGCTGAATCAGGGCAGTGGCAGAGTGACATCGGGAGCTGCTTTTTCTGGCGGCACGCCAGGAACCGGCGCATTTCAAATCACCTCCGTTAGAATCAATGGCACAAATCTTGAGGTCATCTGGCGCAATAATACAGGCACAACCCAAACAATAAACGCACGCATCCGCTATTACCTCATGCGCGGCAACAAGGTTCTGCCATGATGCGCGTGCTTCATATCCTCATGAACGACCCAGAGAACCCCACGGGCGGTCTTGGTGTTGCAGTTAAAGGCATCATCGAAGCGCAAAAGAAAATAGGCATAAAGCCCTATGTGCTTGGCTACAATGACTATGACCTAAAGGGTAGAAATGCAGACGATGCGCTGATTGCTGATCTTACCGGCGAGAAACCTCACACCAACATTGATTTATGGTATCTGCGGCATATTTGGGAATGCGTGACCAAGCAGCTATGTGCCAGATGGAAAAACCTTGAGTTTGATATTATACATCTGCACGATTCATGGATGTACCCCGTAGCGGAGTTGGCGGAGGCGCTTTATCAATGCCCAGTGGTTTATACCAACCACCTTTCATTTACCGTAGAAAATTGGGGCTGGAAGGGCTGGAATAAGCTATCGGGGGAAGAAGCCAGGATGGAGGTTCGTTGCCTCACGCGCTTCTACAATACTCACGTTTCGCTGCCTTATGCAAAAAAGGTCATCGCGCAATATGATCTTGATCAGTTAATCCCTAATCATTTATCTGCGGTCATCCACAATGGGGTAAGCCCGCTGGATGAAACCGAGCAAGTGCAGCTTTCAGGCAAGAATGTTTATTTCTGCGGCAGGGCGGTATCGTCTAAAGGCGTTAATCTGGTGGTGAAAGCCGCCGAGAATCTTCCTGATTTTAATTTCCATGTGTTCTCTAAAGTCACCAGTGATCACAAGATGGTCGGCACAACTGAAAGGCTTTTAGAGTCGGCTCAAATTTTGCTTCCTAATTTTCACTGGTATAGCTGGCACACCGAAGCTCAGAAATGTGCTTATCTGAGGGCTTGCGATATTGCTCTTGTGCCAAGCATAAACGATGCGCCTTTCGAGATCACTGGGCTGGAAGCCATGCTTGCTGGCACGCCACTAATCACAACGGCTGCCTGCGGTATGCGCGACTATTGCAATGACGACAATTGTACGATCATCAAGCCAACAGCGCAGGCGCTAACGGACGCAATCAAAAACCATGTGCGTGACCAAGACAAGCTACGCAATGCTTATGAGACTGCTAAATCCTTTTCGTGGGATGCTGCTGCCGAAAAATACAAAACTTTTTATAGGATGGTTTATGCCAAAGATTTACACCCTCGACACGCCGCTTGAATTTGATGGAATGACCATCGGTCATATTAACATCTTCCGCACCGATTTTGAAGTCAGGCGCGATAACGCAACGCTTGACCCAAAGATAGATATTTATTTAGCTGCGTGTGACGCAAACGGAACCGAGCTTCTCAGCCATAACGAGCAGGGAAAACTACAGCCGGTCGGCTCAACCTTTGAGCAAATAAAATTCGATGCAACATCACCGGCGATTCGGGATGCCTACAGAGCCTTGTTGCAAACGATTTATGAACACCTGCAAATAAATGGAAAATTATCTGCGGGGCAAATTCAAGATGTATGAAATCCGTGGCTATAAAATAGATTTAGAGAGCAGGCATTCATTCACCCAGGTGCTTGGTGAGATCAGGATGGATGTCTATGACTTCGATCTTGCTGACATCAAAGACGGTGATGTGATCGTGGACATCGGCGCGCACATTGGTGTTTTCAGTTGCTATGCTGCGGTCAAATACCCAAACGCTAAAGTCTTTGCTTTCGAGCCAGCGGCAGAGACATTTGCTGACTTGCTAAAGAACACCAAGCCGCACGGAAATATCGTTGCCTACAATCTTGGAGTATCAGACAAACCTGAGCTTGAGCTTCAATACCTGCCGCACATGAATTATTCGTCATCGGCCTGCTATAGCAAGGATGTTGCTGGCGCGGTTAAGGAAACCGTCACATGCCTCACCCTTGATGAAATCATCGACATGGTTGGTGATATTAAGTTCCTGAAGATGGATTGCGAAGGCGCGGAGTGGGATATTATTCCAAAATGCACCAAGCTCAATCGCGTGAAATACCTTAGCTGCGAGCTACACACGGGGCTGAAGAACACAGATATGGCTGCATTCAAAGCCGCCATAAGACCGCACTTCACCACAGAAACATTCAGAGGGCATTGCGTCGAAAAGGAATTGGCGGAGGGGATTTAACTATCTCACTCTTCCCATTCTTGCCCTGTCCTCAAGCGCGCCAAGCAAATCACGCGCTGCCTCGACTGTAAATAATACGCCGACCGCAGCAAAAGCGCAGCCAAGCGATACCTTAAAAACTTTTGACATAGCCATTGACCCATTCCTCATATTTCAGTGTTGCATATTTCTGGTAATCTTCACCGTATCTTCTTAAAAACCGCTCTTCCATTCGTTTCGCCTCTGCTATCGCATGAGCCGTTAAGGTCGTAGCGGCTACGAAGCATTCGGCTTTTACCTTGTTCGCTTCTTCAACGAGTATTTTTAGGCTATGGCTCATGGCTCCTCAAAAGATGGTCGGCTATTTCCATGTAACGCTGTTCGGTATCATAGACTTCCTGCCACACGCGGCGACCCAGCGTATGAATGCCCTCATCGCCTCTGTGGTGAAAAAAACACAAGCCTATTACGAGGTCGTGATTTTTCCTGCCGCCGGCTCCGGTAAAGCAGTGGTGTATTTCAACATTTGGATTTGGGCAATTCCCCACTATACATCCAAGCCCCCTAATTTTAGTCCACCTATCTAGCTGTTTTTTTGTTGGGCGTGTCGCCATGTGTTGCCCCTCCTTATGTTTGATATAGTGGAAGTACTGCACCCATATAATTTTGCCAGATAAACACCGCTTTTGTTGGAAAGTTTTATTTTCAAGACCTTTTTAAGCGTTAATTTTGCCATAGGGTGCTGCTGCCCCAGTGCGTATTTGCCGTGGCTTTTTCTGTCTTGGTTGTTGTTATAATGCGTATCCCATCTCAAATTTTTTAGTGAGTTGTTGGCTGGGTCTCCATCGTTATGGCAGCACTCCATTTTCGGCGGCGGCATTCCGACAAAAGCCATTAGCACCAACCTACCAACATGCAAAGTAAACCTTTCACCATCAACTCCAATACGCACCATTTTGTGACCATGCCTAAATGTCATTTGTCTCAGCTCTTTTCCTTTGTAAAAGAATCTTTCAATCTTGCCGGATTTGGAATGCTTTCTCATTATAATGCGGTCTTTGACGCGCACCATTCCACAGGACGATGCTTGGTAGTGATTGCCAAAGCCTGGTATATTTTTCCATGTTGTCATATATATGGTTTATATATCATCACAAAGATGTAATCAAGTAAATATAGGTGCGTCACTGATCCAGCCTTTCAAGGTCGATTGACACCTTCTTCATTCCGACAAAATACGGGTTGAGTCGATAATCCTTAACCGTGTTGTGCCGATGACCAGTGCAATGAATTGAGCCAGTCTGCGGGTCTTGTAAAAATATCAGCCAAAAATCAGTTTTCATAACTCTTTCCCCTTATCCCATGAAACATCAACTCTCGTCATTTCAGTGCCGTTATAACAATACAGCCCCCTATCGGTGGCAACCATTAAAACGCCTTTGAATTCCGACATTGTTCTAATATCGTGCGGTTCGCCGCGTACCCACCGCTTTAGCCGCTTGAACAAGCTCTCGCGCCTAAACGGAATAATTTTAGTGCCAGGTCTTTTTTTTATTTCACCTTGTGGGCTTGGGTAAAAGTTGTTCATTAGTCCTCCTTTGTGATGTTGAAAATGCAGTGATGCCGCGCATCGCGGATTTTGTAGCTAATGACGTGAAAAACAAAGCGCGGAGTTCCATCTGGCTTTAGGGGCGTGTTGTGTTTTATTAACTGAGCGTTCGCCTGCCTTGCCGCTTCTCTGGCATTTTCAACATTAAGCCACGCGCCTTGGGTATGGAACCTTGC